ATAGCCGAAGCGGTAACATATCGAGTAGCAGATTTGATGAAATATTCAGATATGCAGGAGAGCTTCACCAGAAAAGTAGGAACAAACACAGTCAAGATACTACACTCCGTAAAAGACCTTCCATTGCACGATTTCGCAATTAACCTTGAAATGGAACTTGATGATGAACAACGTGCCAAATTAGAAGCCGATATGTCGTTGGAAATCCAAAAAGGAACCATGACATTTGAAGACAAATACAAGGTGTTGGATATTAAAAACTTCAAATATGCCGTGAATTACGCTTCTATTTTAAGAACCAAAAGGGAAAAGAAAATACAGGAACAAAAAGCGCAGGAGTACAAAATACAAGCTGACGAGAACATCCGGGCAAGTGAAACTGCCAACCAAGGAAGGTTGCAGACCGAACAAATGATTGGGCAAATAAAAATGCAGTTGCAACAATTAATCAGCCAAGGGGAAATACAAAAAGAACAGGTTCGTGGCGAGGAAGACAGAAAGACTTTGACACTTAAAATACAAGGTGATTTGCAGGAAGCACAATTAAATGGAGGTGTTCAGTTGCAAAAATTACAAAGCACCGAAGACCGAAAAGACGAAAGAGTTCAAAAGCAAGGAACAGTACAAAGCCGATTAGTTGAACAGCGCACTAAAGACAAAGAGGCTATCGATTTCGAGCAGGAAAATGAAGGAATGGATGTGTTTAATATGTAATAATAGAAAAAATCTATAATGTAAGTAAAATCAATAAGAAATTTTTATACATTTGTCGTAACAATCAAATTAAATCTAATTAAAATGCCAAACGAAGAAATAAAAATCGAAACAGAAATCGATAAAACAACAGAGGAACAGGTAAAGCAATTTCGCATTGTTCCGGAAGATGAACCTTCTGCTTACGGAATTAATAATATTGTAATACCGGCAATTTCCGAAACTTCGGATGAAGTTAAAAGGTCATTAGAAGATACAGAAGAAGCGAAAAAAGACATTGAGCTGAATGAAGATTTAGCCATTGAATACTTAGCCAAGCAAAAAGGATTAACGGTAGATGAATTTAAAAGTTCATTAGAGAAGAAGCCGGAGATTGAAATTGACGAGGACACGAAAAGTTGGCTGAAATACAAAAAAGAAACAGGAAACAGTTATTCAGACTTTTTAGAATTACAGAAAGATTGGAGTACAGTGGACAAAGACACAGTGTTGCTAATGGCGTTAAAAGCCGAAAACCCAACATTGACAGACAAGGAGATAAATTACTTGTTTGAGAAGAATTACAGTTATGATGCCGATTTGGATGATGATGATGAAATCACCGAAAAGGAAATAAACATAAAAAGAGATTATCAGAAAGGGCTTGAGGCAGTCGAGAAACAGAAGGAGCAATACAAAACATTCAGAGGTTCTGAAGAAGGTATTCCGGAGGATTATCGAAATGCAAAGAAATCCCAAGATGATATGTTGCAGAAACAAAAAGAATACGAAGAAGTTTACGAAAGAAACGTAGCGGATTTTAAACTGAAAACAGAGGATGTTTTCTCAACAAGCTTTGAAGGTTTTGAAGTGAAAGTTGGAAACGAATCGTTTAAAGTAAAACCCGAAGACGTACAAGGTGCCAAAAATACCCTGTCAGACCTAAACAACTTTAACCAAATGTTCTTTGACGAACAAGGGCAACTAAAAGATGCAAAAGGATATTACAAAGCATTGCATTTCGCTATGAATGCTGATAAAATGGCTGAACACTTCATCAATATCGGTAAATCGATTAATGCCGAAGAAGATGAAAGGGAATCCAAAAATATCAAAATTCACACAGCAAGTCACATGCAAACACCTTTAAGCCCGACAGGGAAGCCTTGGAAAATAGTTAAAGATTAAATCTTTTTGTTATGCGAAAAACCAAGTATAACAACAACTAATACCTACAGAAAAGATGGCACTATTGACCACTCCGGGAGTAGCATATACTCCCACAGCAACAAAAACGGCTACACCGACTAATTACATTAGTGATTCGGAGTACAATTTATTAACTCAATATTTACCAGAGTTAGAATCAGAAATCACCAATGGTTATGGTTCACAAATGATTACCGGTATGCTTGAAGCATTAGGTAAAGAATCTCCTTTCCAAGCTGATTTAATCAAATGGAATGAAGAAGGAAGATTGACACAATTAGCAACAGGCGTTGCTCGTACTGCAAATGTATTTACATCTGCCGACCACACTTTCCGTGTTGGAGAAACTACCTTTGTAAGAACTTCTACAGGCTCTACAATGCGCCAAGGACAAATCACTGCGGTAACATCTACAACTTTCACCGCTTTATGTGGTCATGCTTCAGGATGGGATGGTGCTACAGGATTGATTGTTTACGCTGATTCTAATGAGTTTGGAAAAGGAACCAATGGTTTCGCTGAATCTTTAAACAGCCAAGTGAAACAATACACTCAAACTCCGGTAATCATCAAAGAATACCTTAAAGAAAGCCGTACCAACTTAGCGTTGAGAACATGGGTTGACACAGGAGAAGGGTACTTATGGTACTACAAAAACCTAAGTGATACCAAAATGCGTTTCAAAAATGCTATCGAAAACAAATTGGTTTTAGGTAAAGTTTGGGCAGGTGATTTAGCAACCGCAGGAGTAAAAGGAACACAAGGTTTGTTATCTGCTTGTGAAGAAGGTAACATCAATTCCGGAACTGTTTCTACTCTTGACGATTTCGATGCGCTTATCGATAGAGCAAATGCACAAGGAGCTATTTCTGAAAACTACATCTACGCTACTTCTGCTCAAAACAGATTGATTGACCGTATGATTAAGGCAGAAAACGTAACAGGTTCTTCTTGGGGTGCTTTCGACAACAAAGAAACAGGTATCAAATTAGGATTTAAAGATTTCAATTATGGAAACTACAATTTCTATAAATCAAACTGGAAATTCCTTGACAACGCAACAACTGAAGGTTCTGCTTTAGGAGCAACTAAAGTTCACGCTTTGATGTTACCATCAGGCTCTAAAAAAGTGTACGATGTAATGACAGGAGAAAACGCTACACAGCCATTCCTTCACGTTAAATATCGTTCAAGCCAAGCGGTAAACCGTAAATACAACATGGCAATCAGAGATTGGGAACAAGGAACCAACACTGCTGATGTTCGTGAAACAGAGTTCATCACCGAACGTGCGCTTTGTTTAACAGGTCGAAATAATAGTTTTATTTTTAAGGGTTGATAATCAAGTAGTTACAATTAAAACACCACTCTTGAAGTGGTGTTTTTTGTTTATATATGTTTCCATCTTTGCCTACTTAATATTTTGTAGATAGCTTGTTCATTTATTCCATATAAAGAACCTAATTGTACTGCTGACATACTTTTACCTATTGCTCTTATCTCCAATACATCTTTCTCGGTTAGTTTCGTGTTGTGATGTTTGATTCCTTCTCTTGACACGGAAAGACCGTTTTCCCAAGCGTGGTTAATATTTTCTTTATGAGTATTCCATTCAAGATTTTCAACTTGGTTGTCGGTTTTAATTCCGTTGATATGATTTACTGTTCTTTTGTTATCTGAATTATGTATAAACGCCATAGCTACTGCTCTATGTATAAAAATAGTCATGCTTGAACCGTTTTTTCTAAGACTTAAAAATAAATACCCATCATTATTTAAGGTTTGTGTCATTAACCTGTTTGTTGGATTTTTACGGTGCATAATTCTTCTCACTCGCCCTTTATTGCTAATGACGAAATTATCTTCAAAATCGACCATTGGAACCCAAGTTTCTCCTTCTAAATCAGGTATTACATCAAGCGGTTTTGCTTTTTGTTTACTTTCACATTCTTTGCAGATTGATTTTGGTCTTTTACGCCCACCATCGCTTCGTGTGTAATAATTCTCAATAGGTTGGTCAATTGAGCATTTGGTACATATTTTTGTTTCCATACATATAAATTAAAAAAGCAAAATCCGATAAAGGCTCTCACACACTTTATCGGATTCGCTGTTAGTCTTTCGACCAATGTCTTTAGTGCAAGTGAGAGATTGCATTGCAAAGATAAGGTTATTGTGTTTTCAGCAAACAACATAGTAAAATAATATCAAATTTCAAATCACAATAGATTTTTCTTATATTTGCTATTATAATCTTAATCTAAAATTAAATCAAAATGGAAAAAGTGAAACAGCCTTTATTTAAAGGAGCCGTAAAAAACACGCCCGAAACACCGGTTATTGAAAAGGAAGCAAATGTTATTCAGGAAGAAGCTCCAAAAACAATAACATTAACCACAGAGGAACTCGATGCGTTATTGGATGCTAAATTGGCAAAACTACAACAGCCAAGCCAAGCAAAAACAGTAGAATCTCCGATAGTTAAAATTATTCAGAATGAGCTGAATGATGAAATTCCAGAATTAAGAAATTTTGAACGTAAAGAGCGTATTTATGTTTTAATTGACGGAACAAAGCCGGAATCAAGAGAGATACCGACAAGACACAAAGACCAAAGTCCTTTGCAGTATATCAACAATGAAACCAACGAAACTTTTTCTTTGTATTTCTCCATGACCCAAAGTTCTTTTTTCAAGGAAAAACAAAAAGGGGATGTTAAAGTGGATTATCTTTTTATGAAAGACGGTATGCTAAAAACAACTGCGGATGATATTAAGATTCAGAAATTTTTGGCTATCAATCCACATAACGTAGCGATGGGTGGAAGCCTGTTTGAAGAATATAATCCGGGCAAAGAAGCTGAAAAAGCAAATGACTTGGAGGACCAGTTATTTGAAGCGCAAAAATTGGTAAGGGAAATCAGTTTCTTGAAGCAAGATGCGGTGGCTCGATTGATGTGTTCTGACTACAAAGAAGATTGGGTATCAGCAGAGCTGAAAAGGTCACTTTATAGTGAAGTAAAAAAAGACCCGGAACGCTTCTTGCGATTTGCCAATGACCCAAGATTGGAATTAAAAGGAGTGGCAAAAACAGCCTGTCACAGAGGGATTATAGATTACAAAAACTACCGCTTCCTAAATGACAAAGGAGAGGTTTTTTGTGAAGTGGAAAGAAATCAAGATGAATGGGATGCTATTGCAGACTATTTCCTTTCAGGACAAGGCAAGTCTTATTACGAATATGTGAAAAATGCTATTGATTAATAGCAAATAACCTTATATTAAAGCACCTTGAATGAGGTGCTTTTTTTATTTAATATATAGGAAAAATATTTATCTTTGTTGTAACCAAAACCTATTATAAGATGCTATCTATCAATACTTGCCGAAATACTGTAATGTATATCCTTAATAAAAGCAATAGAGGTTACATTGGTACATCGGAGTTCGACTACTTCTGTCAATTAGCGCAGATGGATATTTTCGAGAATCTTTTCTATCAATACAATCAGTTTGTAAACAAGCAAAACAAAAGGCTTACCGGTGCGGAATATGCCGATATTCCAAAAAACATCCGTGAGGCTATTGATATTTTTACCGAGTATTCTACAACAGGAAATTTCACATACGACAGCACTCCTAAATTATGGAGTTTTACAGGCAATGACTTGTACAGAGTGCTTTCTTTATCATTGGTGAACACCACTTCAAAAAAGAAAATCTTAATTGAAGAAGTTTCAAAAATACAATTAAACTACATCAACAATAATCCAATGACAACACCAAGCTTATTATTCCCTGTATGCACAAGGATAGGCAGTAAGTTCAGTGTTGTTCCGGATGTTCCTTCAGGGCATATCGCAGAATTGCTATACATCAGAAAACCAAAAGACCCTAAATGGACTTATGTTGTAGTTGGAGGAAATCCTATTTACAATGGCGGTGCAGGTGATTTGCAGGATATTGAGTTACATATTAGTTTATTCCCTAAATTCATAACAAAAGTACTTGCTCTTTGTGGTGTTAGCATCCGTGAAGAATCTGTTGTACAAGAAGCAAATTCAGAGGAAATGAAGCAATGGCAAAAGCAACAACAATCATAAAAGATGCTTCCACGTTTTGTTATAAATAATGCATGATATTGTCATAGGATTCACGTTTAATTTTTCAGCTATCGCCTTTCTGCTGAATTTAGGATTCATTCTGTGCAATCTACGGATTGCTAACACTTGATTTTCTATTATAATTTGCTTAAAATGTTTTTCTCCTTTTACAGAAATCCTATTCCCAAATCTGTAACTATGTTCTAAATTCCATGAATTAGTACACCATTCTAAATTAGGCACACTATTATCTATTCTATTTGAATTGATATGATTTACTTGCGGGAGATTTAAAGGATTTGGGATAAACGCATCTGCAACTAATCTATGTAATGTTAATCGCTTAGCTTTGTTTTCTTTCCAAATAGAAATATCCAAATATCCATTTTGTTTATTTTTTGTTTGAGATATTATTTTTGCATTTACTTTTAACTGTCTATTGTTTTTTGTATAAATATATCTTTCTAAAGATTTTACTCTGCATAAATTAGATACTTGATATAATCTATAGTAATCTTTAATATCTCTCCATTCTTCAGTTTTCCAAACTAAATCAAATTCACAGAAGTAAACAATTGGCTCTAAACTTAAATTCTTGTAATATTCTATCATAACAAAAAACCCGAACAAAAAGAGGTCGTCGTCTCTAATCATCCGGGAATTTCTATTTTATCGTTATGTAGCGACGACTCTACAGTGCAAATATATAAAAATACTTGAATAAGAAATATATTATAGAAAATAAATATTGAATATCAAATCATTATCGTTTTTTTTTATCTTTGTTGTAATCTAAACCTACTTCTTATGCCTATCGATAATAAAACAGCAGAACAGTATTACGACCCAAGTAATGAACCGAATTACGGTAGCTATCAATTTGTTGCAATAGAAGAATTGATAAACAACTTCATGCTAACGCATAGTGGAAACGATACCGTACTTGGCGTAATTGACAGATTCAAAGTAGTTGGTGTAATGAAGCGTTGCATCAGGGAGCTGACTTTCAATGCACTAAATCGACCTAAAATAGTAGAGTTGGATTTGATGGATAACTTCGATGTTATACTGCCACAAAACTATGTAAATTACATCCGTATTTCATGGATTAATCGTGAAACAGGAAAGATAATGCCAATGTCGGTAAACAAAGATTTTCCATTAGGAATCGCTTACCTACAAGACAATGACGGCAAAATACTATACGATAATAATGGAGAGGTACTTATCGGTTCTACAATTTTAGAGGAAACCAATAATTTGCTTACGGCAGAAACAACAACATTAACTGATATAGCAAGTTTTGAAATAGACAAGCCGATATGGAATTTAGACACTACGGTAAATCATAATGGAACATTTACCATAAATGAGCAACGTATTCACTTCAGTACTGCCACAGAAAACAGAACAATACTATTGGAATATATTTCAGATGGATTGGATGTTTTGGAAGCAGACATGAAGATTCATAAGTTTGCTGAACAAGCATTATACGCTTATGTTAATGCGGAGTTATCGGATAATTCTATTCGAGTTCCTGAATACGAAAAACGCAGAATAAACAAAAAGAAAGATACCTTAATACACAACCTAAAGGTAAAGATGCTGAACATAAAACCACAGGAGTTCTTACAGCAATTTAAAGCATCAAGACAGTGGTTGAAATAATCTATAAAACATAGCAATATGCCAAGAATAGCCAATAATTTTACTAAGGCAATTTGCCAAAATGATTTAGATGAAAGGTTTACAGATGGCGCATTAGTTGGCACTCCAATTAATGTAGCTGTAGTTACCGGAACAGGCTCCGACCTTGGAGTTCTTAAAAACGTAAACGGAAATTCCAAAAAAACGGACTATGTAGCTCAATTTGCATTCACTAATAACGCCAAAACTATCGGAACCGGCAAGAATGAAAGTGATGAAAAAATATACAATTTTGTAAAAGACACCGCTTTTGATTATGTTATAGAGTACAACAAAAACACAAATACATCGGTACGTGTTTTAAAATCATCTACCGGTGGCGTATTGAATTTTGTTACAGGGGGAAGAATCACCAATGTTGATATACTTATCGATGCAGAAACCGGAGATACTATTTTGGCATGGAGTGGCGATAGCAATCCTCCAAGGATTATTAATGTAACAAGGGCTAAAACATGGGCAGTTGATGGTTTTACAAATGACGAGATTTCAGTAATGAAGCCATCGCCAATATTTGCTCCGACAATATCATTAACAAACATAGTAGCTATAGAAGGCACCGAAAACAATTTCATCAACGACAAATTTTTATGCTTTGCTTACCGATATAAATATGCTGACGGCTATTATTCAGCTCCGAGTTCATGGTCAAGAGTAGCATTTCAGCCAAAGCAATTTAAAGTTGATTTCAACACCTACGAAAACAAAGGGATGTTAAACTCGTTTAACGCTGTTGATATTACATTTAAAACAGGACCAAGGGATGTTGTTCAGGTAGATTTATTATTTAGAGAAAGCAACAGCTCTACGGTATATGTGGTTCAGCAATTCAACAAAGAGGAAGAAGCGTGGAGCGATGATATAGATGTTCCAACACCTTTCCAATTTAGCAAGTCGAAAATATACACTGTATTGGCAGAAGACCAATATTTCAGGAATTTCGACAATGTTCCTTTATCCGCAAAAGCGCAGACAATTATCGGAAACAGGATAGCATACTCAAACTACATCGAAGGCAGGAATTTAGGGGTTGCCATTGATTTTGATGTTGAATTAGTATCACAAAATGTCGTGTTGGATGATATTACAGCAGAAAACAACGACAAGACCGATATTGTGTTGTATAAAAACGTGATAGATGTTACCCAAGGCACACAGTTGTCTGGGGCTTGGGCTAATCAAATGGATTACCTGACAAATATTATAAGTGTTAATATGTCAGCCATGGGTTCTACCAACAGGGCAAAATTCATTGTTGAGGTTAATCCAAAAGCAGGATATAGTTCAGTTTCATACACGCTCTATGCAATGGAAGGCACAACAGTATTACAAACTTTTGCTTCGCTAACAGGAAACACAAGCAGTGAATATGAAACACTTGTGGATAAAAATGTTCATTTTGTCGTAGTAAGCGCAGAAGAAATTATCTATGATGCAAAAATAACGTATGAAGCATGGGTTGATATACCGAGCTATCCTTCAGCGTTGCTGTCAAGATGGGCTTATGTTACAGGCGAAGGATTGCAACAATTGGTTTTTCCTACATCTACAACTTACCCTACGAATTATGATGGGGATGTAATTTCAAATGTAATTGCCGAATTTGACATGACCGGTTTTGAGTATAAAGTCGGAAAGCAGATTCGTGTAAATTTTGAGCTAAAATCTTCTCTATCCGAAGATTTTACACCTTCTGTTTCATATATTTATAATCTTACTGATGATTTTACAAATCTTGCTGATTTTATCGCTGATTCTGATTTTAAAGAACAATTGGAAGGAGTGTTTTCAGAAAATTTCAAAACTGATGAAATTAGTAAATTATCACCAACTTTTGTTTTTACCGGATTCTTGCTTTCTTACACAGGCGAAACCCTATTAATTACAATGCCAAAGGTTCTTTATACCATTACTGAAGTAGGAGGTCCTATTGATAAAATGGAGTTTTATATTTTGCGAGGCGGTGTTTTTCCGACGACATTACAAACAAGCACTTCTAATGCCTTCACATCATTACACAGTAATAGGGATAAAGAAGTTGGCTTAATTTATATGGATGCGCAAGGAAGAAAAAGCACTGTTTTAAACTCAAAAAACAACACCATTCATATTCCGGCAGGAGATAGCGATAAAACCAATAAAGCTAAAGTAGCTATAAATAATCAACCGCCAACATGGGCAAAATATTATAAATTCGTAATTAAAGACACTAAAAAAGGCTACGAAACATTATTTGGGAATGTGGTTTATAAAGATGGTGTTTACCGGTGGATAAAATTAGAAGGAGAAAACAAAGACAAGGTAAAAGAAGGCGATTTATTAACTCTTAAAGTAGATTATGCCGGAGTGGTGCCAATAGTGGAAAAAGTTAAGGTTTTGGAAATAAAAACTCAACCGGATAATTTCATTGAAGGAAACAAAATAGGCGACACAGACAAAGAGCTTAAAGAGCTTCCGGGATTATATTTCAAGATAAAACAAGGCGCATTTGATATAGAGATAAACCAAGAAAGTACAGAATCATATACAGGAACCGGAAAGAGGCGTTATGCTTCAAGGTCTTTTGTAACAACAAGTCCTTATTTTGGTTTTTATGATGGTGCCACTTGGGTTCCGACAGAAATAAAAATAGGCACACAAATCCGTTTTTTTGTGGAGATTAAAATGTATGGAAGTAATTCTTTTAATCATAAATTTGAGATTCAGCTTAATGCACAAGCTGATTATTTAGGTTCTCCAACCACAAGTGCTTTCAGAGAATGGTTTGAAACAGAAGTTGAACCATTGGAAAATTGGGTTGAATTTAGCAATAGCTACCTAAAAGAATATGAATGGGGAACAAACGACAGTACGTTTAAAGTAAAGCCATGGAGGGATGGAACGGCATCAAGGGATGTTATGACATACGTCACTTTTGATGTTGTTTTTTCAGGTGGAACTTTGGTTTTTGAAACAGAGCCAATAGAACAATTGAATGATAGTTTTTATGAAACACCGGAAACATTTAATGTAATAAACACCAATTCCAACACTACAGCTACAGGAATACCTGCGCTATCAACCAACATAACATTGTCGGTATCTAATAGCGAGATAGCTGTTGGTCAGTTGGTATCTGGATTAAATATTGCTCCAAATACTTATGTGAGTGCTATTGATGGCACTGCCTTGACTTTATCTATTGCATCCACAAATGTTGCTCCTATTTCTTCTGCTGTTACGCTAACATTTTTCGGACACGAATTAAGTGAACATATTTTAGACCAAGCTTTCGACTGTTTTACATTTGGCAATGGTGTGGAGAGTTTTAAAATTCAAGATGCGCTTACCGGAAAATCATTTTCCATAGACAGCAATCCTACAAACATAAATAAGGAAGGGTATCGCAAAATGAATCGATTTGCAGACATTACCTATTCTGAAACCTACAATTCTAACTCCAATATAAATAGGCTGAATGAATTTAATCTTTCCTTGGCAAATTTCAAGGATGATTTAGATAATTCTTTCGGTCCTGTTATAAGAATGAAAGGGGAAGAAACTAATTTAGAAATCTATCAGGAAGATAAAGATAGTATTGTGTACTACGGAAAGGACTTGTTGTATAATGCCGATGGTACCACAACACTAACAGGTATTCCGCAAGTATTGGGTATTCAGAAACCATACGAAGGGGAGTTTGGTATTTCAGCACATCCGGACAGTTATGACTACTACGGTTTTGACACCTATCATACAGATGTAAAAAGAGGGGTTGTTATCAAAAAATCCAATAATGGTTTGTTTGAAATATCAAAACAAGGGATGCGAAGCTATTTCAAAAAGCTATTCCGGGATAACACCATTTTGCATATAAACGGCAAGTACGACCAATTCTTTAATATTTATGTTTTAAACATCCAATATAATGATGGTTCTGACAATAGATATGTGACATGGATTTATTCCGATGAAGCAAACGGATGGTTATCAACGCAGTCTTTCAACCCAGAAGACATGATTCGATTGAATGGGCAGTTTTACTCTTTCAACAAAGGAGAAATCTACCTTCACAACGATATTAACGCACCATACAACACGTTTTACGGATATTTCAATAATAGTGTTGCTTCGTTTAATTTAAGCCAACAAGCGAGTGAGAGAAAAGTATTTAAAACAATAGAAGTTCAAGGCAATATTGCTCCGTTGGTAGCTGTTGAAACAGACATGGATTCTGGATATGTATCTTCAGGAGATTTTGAGAAAAAAGAAAATATAAATTTTGCCTATATCAGAATGAACAATGCTCCAAACACAGAGCTATTGAGCCAACAAGGAATTGGAACCGCCACAGTAGCAGGAATGGTGCTGACATTTGCATTCCCTTTGAGTAGCCAAATTTCAATAGGCGACAAGATAAGAAACGCCTCTATGGAGGAAGTCGGAACAATTGTAGCGAAAACAGAAAATACACTGACTTTAAACGCAGTTAATTTTTTCACAAGCGGAAATTATGTGCTATGTTCAAAAGAGCAAAGCGTAGAGCAACAAGGCGTGTTAGGATATTTTATGAAAACAACATTAACATTCACAAGTACATCACAAGTAGAAATTTACGAAGTGGCGAGTGAAATAAATAAAAGTTATAATTAATTTAATATCTTTGTAAGAGTATGGATTACAAAGTAAAACAAGTCAAAAAAGAGGATTTCTACGAAGAATTTAATAGATGGAGTGACAAGCATCAGTTTCCAACGATGCACCAAGACTTGCTTCCGGAATATTGTTTCGTGTGTTATCGTGATTCAGACCCTATTTATGCGATATGGTTTTGGTTAACAAATTCTAAAATGTCAGTTATAACATTTATGATGTCGAATAAATCGGTGAGCCATAAAAAACGCATAGGAGGTAAAAAAGCATTAATATTAGGCGTTATACAATATGCCAAAAAGAAAAAACAAAAAATGCTGTTTTGCCCTACTTCAAGTAAAGATGTCGCAGATGTTTTGTTGGATATAGGTTTTACAGAAGGAGATAAAAACTTTGGTCAATATTTTTATAAATTATAAGACATGGGAAAAAAAACAGCCGATTTTATGGGAGCCGGAATGGGAACCGAAATGATAACAGGTGGTTTGGGTCTGGCAGATGGAATTTACAAAGCCATTGATGGTGGAAACAAAATGCGTGAAGCAAGAAGGGAAATGGAAGACTATGAACGTCAAAAATTTACCAACGTAGCCGATGGTATGCAAGTTTCTACTTTAGGTTCTGATTTAGAACGTCAGGAACAAGCTCGTTTGAGTGCTTCACAAAATCAAATGCTACAAGACGGAGGCACAAGGGCTATGGTCGGTGGATTAGGAAAAGTACAAGCCGGAAACCAAGCGGTGATGGCAAAAACCGGAGCCGAACTTGACCAAAAGAAAAAAGAGATTGATATGGTAAGAGCCGAAGACCAAGCTCGTATCAGAACTATGCAAGAAGAACGTGAGAAAGCGGACTTATTGGCATTAAGTTCACAGTATCAATCAGGCAAACAAGACCAAAACATGGGATTTGGCAATATTGTGCAAGGTGCAGGAATGTTAGGTCATGGTATTGGATATGCTAATAAACCGGCTCCTACAGGTGTACAAGGGCAGATGAATTACAATGTAAATCAAGGGATATTAAACTATCCCGGTGCTTGGAATTTGGGTCCACAAATAAATACTCCATACACGCAAAAACAACTTGAAACAACAGCAACAGTATAATTATGGGAGCTATAGGGAAAACAGGAAGTTTCATAACCGACACGGCATTAGACAAAAACCATGTTGGTGCAAGTATGTCTGAAGTTCAAAGTGATGGTTTTAAATTCAGAGCTGAAGACTACCTTAAACAAAAAGCTAAGGCAGATGATAAAGATGCCAAGGCTAAAAAAGTCAATGATGGACTTGAAAAAGTAAAAGGAGTAAGCACTAAATTCAATACCTTAAACGCTTTTCAGGGTGATGTTTTGCAACAAGCACGAAACGCTATTGGAGAGGCAGGATTGAAAATGGAGCGTGGTGAAATGTCGCAAATGGAATTTGATGTCTTAAAAAACAACATACTTGGGCAGGTGGACCAATTAAACCAAAACTACACAAGGGTAAATGACCAAGTGAAAAGGTTTTCGGAAATGGTTGCTAACGGCAATGTTCCGGAAGGCTTTGAAGAAGATGCTTTGAGGTTAGGGAAGTCTTTTGACACGTTTAATATGAAGGCGACACTGCAACCTAACGGCACGTTTAAAATGGCTTCTTATGATGAAGAAGGAAATGTGATTGAAGAAGGTGATTTTGCTACTATTGGGAACAACACTTTTACGAACCCTGTAACCAATGTTGATTTTGATGCCAAAAAAGCAAAATTCCTAAATTCTTATCCTAAAGTAACCAATCAGACTATTGGAAACAACCAAACAAATGAAGTAAAAGGATGGTCTAAAGACTATGATGCTCCTTTAAATGAGCAAGTTGCTAATATCATGGCAGACAAAAATGCTGTTTCCATATTGGCTAAAAAGATAACCGGAAAGGCACAGCGAAACATTACGGACCCTGAAATTCTAAAAGCGGTAGAAAAAGGAATTAGGGATGAATACAAAGGACTGTACGCCACAGAAAAGAAAGACGACCCGAATTATGAAGGTTCTAATAATGCTTTAGGATGGGCAAACTACAATTCTGACAACACCACACCGGCACCCGGATTCACGGGTGCTTCTTCTGATGAAAAAGAGATATTCGTAACAACTACCGATGGTCAAAAAATAAGAGTACCTAAAGGTTCTACAAAATTATCTGTTGAAAATTTCGTTGATGGCGACCTTAAAAAAGGAGTGTATGACAGAATAAATTACTTTCAGATAATCAAAGGAAGTGATGGAAGATATAGAGTTATCGCAGAGGCAGAGAGCGTTGGTAAAGCAGGTGATACGGAATCATTTACTGAATTTACTGAAGAAGGAAAGAAAAAAATTGCAACATATCAAAAAAAGAATCCAAAACTTACACCAAAACAAGTGTTAGAAGCTGTTGTTTTGGAAGACCCTTCTGTTATATCTAAACAATCTACACGTACAAAAGAGCAAGGAAAACGGATAATAAATGTCGGTGGTAATTTTGCTGAAATTCAGCAATTTCTACCATCCGGAATGACATCAAATGATGTTATGAGAGAAGTTCTTAGAAGGGGAGGAATTGACCCTGATAAAGCAGGAAAGAAAGCGACAAAAAAAGATACAACAACTAAAGTAAAGAAAAAAGTCTGGTAATATGTTAAATTCAAGAAAGAAATTATATCAAGTATTGTCGGAAGACTTAGACTTGGGAACAGAGCAAGAATTTTTATCTAAAATGAACGACCCTAAAGCAAGGCGTAAGCTTTACGATGTCGCTTCGGCAGATTTTGATTTAGGTTCGATTGATGATTTTGAATCAAGAGTAGGCAGTGAAAAAAAAAAAGACACTTCAGAATCTACTGCTCCAAAACCAAAGCCGGTTTCGGCACCAAAAAGTGGTTCTTCGGTTTCAAAAGCAAAAACAGAGTATGATGCTTTAGGCAGACCTGTTTCCGAGGTTGAAAAAGTATTTAGCGAACCTAAAAAAGTTGCTGAAAAACCGAAAGAAACATCTCCGGGAAAACCAATCGTTAAAAAAACAGAATCCGCACCTGAATTTGAATCAAGAGGATTTTGGGAAAAGAAACTTGCGGATTTAGCAACAGGTTCATCGCAATTAGGAGCTGATTTAGCATCAATTCCTGAATTGCTATATGAAGTTGCATCTATACCACAAAACTGGATTGCTGAAAAATATGATATTCCATCGCTTCATACCGATTCTGAAAAACTCAAAAAAACAATAGGTGTTGAAAATGTAGTTAAAGACTACTACAAAGACCAAGTTTCTAAATTAAAATTAGATGCACAAGTTCTTGACGAACAACACAAACACGGAATATATGATTCATTTAAAAATGGGGATTATAATGCGGGATTTGACCAATTAACATCAAGTTTCGCACAATCATTACCTGCTACATTATCTATAATGGCAGGTGGAGCATACGCAAAATCAGCTCAATTACTAACTGCATCAACAATGACTTTTGGAGCAGGTAAAAACGAGCAATTGAAAGACGAAAATCCTGACATGAGTACCAATGAAAGGGTAGCAAATGCTCTTGGAACAGGATTAGCGGAAGGAGCTTTTGAAACAATTGGTTCCGGAAGTATTGGTAGTGCAACAAGGGCATTAATAGAGAGAGAAGGAGTTGATGTTGGAGCATCTATAATGAAAGATGGTCTAATAAAATTCTATAAGGAATCCTTAAAGAAAATGCCATTAACGGCATCTATATCCGGAGAGGGAATTACGGGATGGGCAACACAGGTAACTCAAAATGCAGTAGATGTGGCTACTGGTGTAAAACCGCAAAATTTCAATGTCTTTGATGGTGGTGCTGATGCTTTTCTTAACGAAGCATTTGGTGGTAGTGTTTTTGGTGGTGGTTTAAAAGGAATTGAGCAAGTTGTAAATTACAACGACAGACAAGCCGTTAAACAAAATACCAAGTCTATTTTTGCTTTACAAAACGAACTGAACAATCAGGATATTTCTGAAACTTCAAAAACAGAAATCAATAACAATATTGATGCTTTAATTAAAAAAAACCAAGCATTAATTCAAAAAGGAGTTTCAAATATTGAATCATTAACTCCTGAATTAAAAGACAAGTTGATAGAATCTATATCAACAATAGAATCCCTTACAAGTAAGGCAGAGGAAATAAAAATAGATAACACATCTCCGGAAACAAAAAAATTCCTTTTAGTTGAATTAAAAGAAGAAGCCAAAAACGCAAAACGAGTAAAAAACGGCATATTAGAAGGGAAAATAACATCGGTTATAGATGCACTTCCATTAAGTGATATTGACAATATCAAGAGAAGTGCTTTACAGGAATTAACTTCTGAATTAAATCCTGATGGCTCTAAAGACATTACTATAACAGATGAACAAATTAAGGAACGAGCCGTTGAAATTTACAAAAAGGAGCAATTAGCAAAACAACAAGCCAATGCAGAGCAAACCGCAACACAAGTTACCGCCACAGAACCACAAGCCGAAGTACAAGAACAGACCGAAGAAGCGCAAGTAACATCGCCAAATAATGACGAAGTTGCTCAATTCTTAAACGATGAATTTATCAACCCGAAAGCAGAGGATGTTGCTTCATCTTGCTTATTTGATACAGGTTCTTTTACGGTTTTTAAAGTCCTTTGCTTTTTTGAGCTTCTTCTCTTGCTTGTCCTAACACTTTTATCTTTTCGCTTAGTGGAAGTTTCT